GGGTCTACTCGCCCACGCTCACGTCCACAAGGTATGGGCGAGTCTGGTAAAACCATTTCCGATGCTGACAAGCTGAAGATAATGATGATGAAGATGGGCGAGTCTGGAAAGACTATCTCAGATTCTGACAGATATAGGGCAGATAAACAGCGGGGCATTGGCGAAGCTGGCAAAACCCTTTCTGATTCAGATATTAAAATGCTTGAGCAACTTATGCTGCAACAGCAAGGCGTAAGAGATAAAGCTGAACGCAAAGCTTTCCCACCACCGTCCATGATGAAAAAAGGCGGCGAAGTTAAACGCAAAAAGAAGCCTAAGATGGGCGCAGTTATGAAGGGTCGTGGTGGCTCATACAAAGGAATGAAATAATGGGCAGTAGCAAAAAGATCAGAGGCCAAGGAGCTAAACGAAAGGTACTTCGTCAGCCACCTATTAAGGAATTTATTCGCGGCCTTGACCGCAACTTTGAGGAAGAACGCGACTTTGATCCCGGACCGCCTAGTTATTTTCAAACAACACGGGCTAATCCTACTGCTTTTCCTACCGCAGGGATGGAGGCTGACGCAAAAGCAACCGAGAAAGAAAGAGTGGGGGAAGTGCTTCGCGCTTCGATGTTAGACATGATTGCTGAATCAAGAACTGGCAAGACAACTCACCCCTTAGAATCAAGGCCCTCTGCCAAGCAGAGGGACAAGCAGATGGCAAAAAAAGCCAAAGGCGGCTCTGTCCGTGCTTTTAACAATGGTGGTGCGGTTATGAAAGGCCGTGGCCCAAAATTTAAAGGAACAACATAATGGCTTCTAAGAAAAAAACTTTTGTAGAATCTCAACCTGAAGGTGCTTTAAAGGGCACTTTTTTTGATTACGTTCCAGATGCTTTACAAGTTGGTAATTATCTTAAACAGTTTATGTCTAAAAAAGATTCAGAACCACAATCAGGTACTGGAAAAGCTGTAATGAAGGGCCGTGGAACTAAATTTAAAGGAGTAAAGTAATGAAAAATCCTAGTAAAAGTCAGGTTGGTCTTAAAAAACTTCCTAAAGACGTTCGCAATAAAATGGGTTATTTTGCCAATGGCGGCAATGTTCACAAGATGCCAGACGGTTCAATGATGTCAGATAACGATCCATCTATGGGAAGTTACGAACATGGCGGTCAGGTTTCAAACTCTGGTCACTCTCGTGGTGGCGGTGCAGCACTCAGTGGCACTAAGTTTACTGGGGTGAAGTGATGCCTAAAATAACCATAGACATTCATCTTCCTTATGATGATATGCCTGAATATGACATGCCTGAAGATGAGGTATTGATTGTTGAAGACATTGTTGATGAGGACGTTTCAGAAGAAATTGTTATTACTTGCCCCACTTGTGGACAAGTAATTGCCGAAGATGTTGATGAAGACTAACCGCAGCATTATGACAGGAGCCTAAAATGGCGATTGAACAAGGATTAGGTGCTGGCGGGATTCCAGACGAGCCTATGGTTGAAGATAATACCCGTATGGTTGAATTACCTGATCTTCTTCCTGAAGTTCCGGGTATTACTGAGCTTGATGATGGTAGTGCTGTTGTTGGCGAATACGAAGAAGAAGGCGAGCCTGTAGAAGAAATCGAGTTCGAGGGGAACTTGGCTGACGTTATGGACGAAGGCGATTTAAACGATATATCTTCTAGTCTTGTTGGTTCTATAGACGATGACCTTTCTGCCCGTTCTGACTGGGAAGACACTTACAAGAAGGGCCTTGAGTTCCTTGGCATGAAGACTGAGGAGCGCAGTGAGCCGTTTGAAGGTTCTTCTGGCGTTATCCACCCGTTACTTGCTGAGAGCGTTACACAGTTTCAAGCTCAAGCTTACCGTGAGATGCTACCATCTAGCGGACCTGTCAGATCACAGGTTGTTGGCGCTCAGAACGAAATTCTCGTTAAGCAGGCAGAGCGCGTTAAAGATTATATGAATTATATGATCACTTACGAAATGGAAGAATACGATCCTGAGATGGATCAGATGTTGTTCTATCTCCCTGTGATTGGTTCTACATTCAAGAAAGTTTACTTCGATCCTTTAAAGGGTCGCGCTGTTAGTAAGTTTATTCACGCTGAAGACATCATCGTGCCTTATGGCGCGTCTGATTTTGCGTCTTCGCCTCGCATTACACATCGTTTGTCTATGGATTCTAACGAGATTCGTAAGCTACAACTTGCAGGCTTTTACCGTGATATTGATCTTCCTAGCGATTCTGAAGGTAGTGATTCTTCTATGGATGAAGTAGAGGAATCAATTGATAACATTCAAGGCATTCATCCTTCTGGTCCCTCCGAAGAACTTACATTGTATGAAGTTCACACATCCTTAGACATTGATGGCTTTGAGGATTTGGGCGCTGATGGCGAGCCTACAGGATTAAAGCTTCCGTACATTGTAACCGTGATTGCTGACTCAGGTGACGTTCTTTCTGTGCGCAGGAACTACGATCCAATGGACCCTATGAAGCGTGCAAAGCAGTATTTTGTACACTACAAATTCCTGCCCGGTTTGGGCTTTTATGGCTTAGGTCTAACGCATATGATTGGTGGATTGGCTCAAGCTTCTACGTCTATCCTGCGTCAACTTATAGATGCAGGCACGCTCTCTAACCTACCAGCAGGCTTTAAAGCCCGTGGCGCTCGTATCCGTGATGAAGATTCTCCCCTTCAGCCCGGTGAGTTCCGCGATATTGATGTGGTTGGAGGCACCCTGCAAGGCTCTTTGATGCCCCTCCCTTTCAAGGAGCCTTCAGGGACGCTTTATAACCTTCTTGGTACACTTGTAGATGCTGGACGTAGGTTCGCATCAATGGCTGACATGAAGGTTGGCGAGATGGGCGGAGATACGCCTGTTGGAACTACAATGGCTATCATGGAGCGTGGCACTAAAGTTATGTCCGCTATCCACAAGCGTTTGCATTACTCTCAGCGTATTGAGTTTAAGCTTCTGTCTAAGATTTTCTCTGAGACTGTGCAGGCTTATCCGTATCCAGCAGACATGCAGATGGGTCCTGAAATCTTTGCACAAGACTTTGATAATCGCGTAGATGTTCTGCCTGTTTCTGATCCTAACATATTCTCTATGTCCCAGCGCATTGCATTGGCACAAACAGAGTTGCAGTTGGTTCAATCCAATCCACAGATACACGGTGGGCCACAGGGTCTATATCAAGCGTATCGCAAGATGTACGAAGCGTTAGGCGTAACTAATATTGATGGCATTCTGCCACCTCCGCCTCCGCCTCCCCCACCAGTTAATCCATCTAAGGAAAACCAGTTGGCTTTACAGGGTGCTCCGTTACAGGCATTTCCAGAGCAAGACCACGAGGCTCACATAGAGGCTCACATGGCCGTTATGTCTACTCCAGCTATGCAACTGAACCCTAGTGCCATTATGGCATTACAGGGCCACATACAGGAGCATATAGGTCTACTCGCAGAGGCGCAGGCACAGCAGGAAGTTATGTCTCAGATTCCACCAGAGCAAATGCAGATGATGCAACAACAAGGGCAGATGGGCGGACCACAAGGTCAACAGCCTCCTGCTGATCCTATGGCGCAGTTTAAGCCACAGATTGATTCTCTTGCGGCACAAATTATCGCTGATTTGACTGAAGAGCTTGCTCAAGCGGTTAGTCCACCTGAGCAGTCTGATCCGCTTGTGGACATCAGGAACCAAGAACTTCAGTTAAAGGCTGCTGACTTACAGCGCAAAGAAGCTGAGTTTGAGATAAAGCAAGAGTTTGCTCGTGAAAGAGAACAGAATGACGTTCTTACCGCGCAGCAACGTATTGATGTTTCTGAGGCCGCATTATCCGATAAGACTAGAATTGCAGAAAACCGCATTCAAACACAGAGAGACATTGCGGCTTTAAACTCTAACACAAGGAACCAATAAAATGGGATCAGTAAGAGATAAAATGATTGAACAAATTCGTGCAGCAAAGCGTGGGACTGTCATAGCAGAACCTGTTGTTCAAGTAGAAGTTGTTGTAGAAGTGAGAGCGCGGGATGAAAACGGACACTTTATTGCAGATGACCCAGCCACACCAGAAAACGAAGCGTGGACTAAAAAGCCAGTTGCAAATCCTACCAAAAACAAAAAAACAAAAGTCAAAAAATCTAAGTAGGTTCAGCAATATTGCAAGGCCCCAGAGATTCCAAGGTATTTTCTGATTTCTTGGTATTTCTACTTGTATCTCCCGCATAATCTCATACTATATGCGGTATGGATGCACTACACTTAGCAGAATATCTATATAAGAGCATTCGTGAGCGCGATGCCCGTCTAAAAGACAGGCTTGCGGACGGTTCGATACAAACCTTTGAGGAGTATCGGTATATAGTGGGCGAAATACGCGGCATGGCCTACGTTGAGGAAGAACTCAAAGTCGCGATGAAAGGTATAGAGTACGCGGATGACTAAAAAGTTATTTGTGCCAGAACACGTTGCAAGAGCAGCGGGAAATGTCACGGGAGAATCTTCAGAGATTCCCAAACCATTAGAAAATGCCTTTGGTAAAGGTGCCAAGAACAAAAACGCAGATGATCCTTCAGAAATAAAGCAATCATCTTTAGAGAGACTGCCACAGCCTACAGGCTACCGCGTCCTCATCATTCCTTATTATCCTAGCGAGAAAACAAAGGGCGGAATTATCGTTCCTGATTCAGTTCGTGAGCGTGAATCTTTCGCCACAGTTGCGGCCTATGTTGTTAAGCTAGGTCCAGACGCATACAGCGATGCCCAGAAGTTCCCAAGTGGTCCTTGGTGTAATGAGAAAGATTGGGTTCTTATAGGAAGATATAGTGGAAATAGGTTCAAAGTGGAAGGACTTGAGGTTCGTATTATAAATGACGATAATATTATCTCGACAATCCTTGACCCTAAAGACATTTCGTATGTATAAGTTAATGGAGAGCAAGGAAAATGGCTATGTCTGAAGATATTCGTGATGACGACGAATTTGAAAACGGTACTTCCGTTGAAGTTGAAGAGGATCAAGTAGATGATACTGATTCTTCTGACGACAACGATGAAAGCCGAACAAATGTTCGTGGTAAATCATCCGGGGACGATGAGCTAGAAAATTATAGCGAATCCGTTCAGCGCAGGATCAATCAACTGACAGCGAAACGCAAGCAAGCATCCGAAGAAGCTCAAGCTGCGTATCAATACGCTGAAGAAATCAAAAAAGAAAACGAGTCCATGAAGACTCGCCTGCAACAAGTTAGTGCAGGATACAACTCAGAAGCCGAAGGTCGCTTGAAGGCTCAAGAAGCCCAAGCAACTCGTGCTTACGCAGAAGCAAGTGAAGCTGGCGATTATGATCGTGCGGCTAAAGCTCAACAAGCTCTTGCTCAGATTGCTGTAGCCAAAGACAAAGTTCGCTCTCAAAAGAGTCAGATTGAACGTCAAGGCCAAGAGCAGAAAGCGCAACAAGAACAGCAAGCTCAGGCTACTCAGCAGCCTCAGCAGCAACAAGCGGCTCCCGCTCGTGATAAAAAACTAGATGGTTGGTTAGATAAGAATAGCTGGTTTGGAAATGATCGCATTATGACGCGAACTGCTCAAGCTATTCACGAAACTCTAGTTTTGGAAGAGGACTACGATCCTACGTCAGACGATTACTATAAAGAAATCGACTCGCGTATGCGTAAGGAAATGCCTCAAAAGTTTAAGGAGAAACGGTCCAACGCTCAGACTGTTGCTCCCGCGTCTGGAAACGGACGGTCAGTAAAATCAGGGCGGAAGAAATCGGTAGAATTATCGCCGGGTCAAGTTGCGTTTGCGAAGAAAATGAGAATACCACTCGATAAGTATGCGCGAGAAGTAGCTAAACTAGATAATAGACGGAGTGAATAAAATGGCAGACAGGACATCACGCGACTCAGGTACGCGGGAGAGCGCACAGCGCCCACAACAATGGCGTCCGGGTTCTGCTTTAGAAGCCCCGGAACCACCAATCGGTTTTAAGCACCGTTGGATTCGTGAATCCGTAATGGAATACGATGATAAGACTAACGTACATAAAAAACGGCAAGAAGGCTGGGACCTCGTTCGCGCTGAGGAATATCCCGATTATGTTGG